TTACAGGACTAGATACTGTTGAAAATTTAATCAAATTAGGAGTGGTTGGTGCTGGCTCTTTAGGTATGATAGGTGACCTTATTAGTGGAGTGTCATCTACCTTTGCACCTTCTTCAATTTTAGGCAAATTAAATATAAGCCCTGTTTCTACAGGAATTAGTAGAGGTGGTAGATTAGGAACTGCAATTAGTGGACTTTCAAGTTCATTCTCTGCTACAACAGTTAGAGCAAATTCTTCTGGTGAGGATATTGCAAGTTCTACTATTACTGGTGCTATGGAGGAAGGTAATGCAAAAGTAAGAGAGGCCTCAGAGGAAGTTGAAGACAATACACTTAAAATTAAAAATTATTTAACTGATACACTAGAAGCACATATGGATGCTTTAGATAGAAATATTTCAACATTAGCAAGTGATGTTGATGAAATTAAGAGCAGAATGATAGGATTTGGTTTAGGAGTGTAAGGAGTAGTATATGATTAAATTTAATGATAATAACATATATGTTGGACAAATAAAACAATTATTATGCTCCTTTAATTTACCTCAATGTAGAGTATTTACTCCAGGGATGAACCTTGAATCTTTTAAAGAAGGAGATTGTTATATTAAAGACAATGCTCTTTATTCTGTCTATAGAAAGTATAAATTAGATGAAAAAGGAAATTTAATAAGGGATAGTTATGGAAGATATGAAAAAGAAAAAAATCTTACTCATAAGTATCTAGGAAATTATAAATTAGGTGATAAGATAGAGAATCTAACAAAAAATTTAGATTTAAGAAATAATATTTATGATTCATACACTCACCAATATTTAGGAAACTATTTAAGATTTATTAGAGATTTAAAAGGTCTTGATTTGATGTCCTTATATAATTGTTGTAGTTATGAAGTTCCTGCATACATGAATATTAACTTCAAGCATATGGTTGTTTCTAGGAAGGATGCAATTAGTGGTACTACTTGGAGTCTTAATTCTGGCACTGCAATTTCATCCAATACTGCTGACTTCAGCAACACTTCTGCAGTGGAAATTAATCAAGTATCAGGAGATGAATATGCTTTAAATATTACAGGTGATGAAGAAGATATCACAATTGAAGATGTAAACTTTAATAGTAAATCAATTGACTATGATATCATTATGGCTTCTGTTAGATTTGGTCAAAAATATACTATTGCTATTGACTGGTCAGGAAGTATTGAAATGTTCTGTGGATTTTATAGAGATGGATATATTCAATCAAGTATCTATGAGGAAGGTGAGATAGAGGGAAAGACATATTTTAAGAGTTCTGAAAATAGATTTAGACATCCATTTCTATATAATAAATTAGAGAATATTGAAATTCCAGATTATCAACAAGAAGAAAATCTCAAACTCTTCATCAAAATACCTAAGAACTGTGATTCTTCTGTTGTTGTTCTAGAAGGAGATTATTTAAAAGACACAGAATTAATTAATGGAGTTAGTGGTCAGTATTTTGCTGAAGATAGGTCTCTATCTAATGAGATGTCTCCTGCAAACTATCAAACAAAGCATCAATTAATAAGTATCAATAATAAAGAAAAGAATCTATTAGCAGATAGAATGTTAGAATATCTTTCTGAAAATGCAGTGACTAATATGGAAACTATTTCAGATAATATTAAGAGACTTCAATATAAACTTGACAAAGAGTTAGAATATGAAGATACTTATAAGTATTATGGTATTTGGGATGATGAAATGAAGAAAGCAATGTTTGATTTTGCAAACACTCAATCAGCATTGAAAATGGTTGGAGATAGAGCATACAGCATTCAATCAACTAAGGAAGATTTATTATATTATTTAGATAAAGATATTGAAAGTGCTATGGGTGGATTGCCTTATAACATTACAGATGTTGAATGGACATTAAATAAAGGAGGAAAGTAATATGGCAGATAAATTACAACCTGTTCCAAATTATTTATATCTTCACCATACAAATGAAATGCTTTGGTTACCAGAGTATCCAGATTCTGTGATGGACAAGATGAATTCTACATTCTCACAAACAAATGCCTTAAGTAGAACAGCACCTGTCTTTGCATATAGTAATTCTGGTCCTAGACAAGTACAAGTTCAATTACATATTCATAGAGACATGTTAAAAGACATTAATTTAGATAATGTTTCTTGGTCAGTAGAGGGAGAAGAAGACCCACTAGATGCTTTAGTTAGAAAGTTGCAATCAATTGCTCTTCCTGTCTACCAAGGCACAGAACTAAAGCCACCAATGGTTTCTCTTCAATTAGGTAACACAATATTTATTAAAGGTGTTATTATTGGTGGTGTATCAATAGAATATCAAAAACCAATATTAGATGGTGATGTATATTCTCAATGTAATTTAAACTTTGAAATATTTGAAGTTGAACCTTATGATGCAACTAGTGTTGGTCAATTAGGTTCTTTCAGAGGAATAACAAGCACATTTAAAAATTTCTTTAATTAAGGAGATGCAGTATGGATGTATTAAAAGATGAGGAAAGAAGAACTTATGATTATGTGTCTAGATACACTGCTTTTCCTTTTTATTACAACACAGAAGATGATAAGTACATTTATGGATTAACTAATCAGTTAAATGATGATGTTACTTATGTTCTTCATAAAATTAAACAATCAGATAATTTAGATTCATTATCTTATTATTACTATGGTAGACCTGATTTATATTGGGTAATTGCTGATTTTAATAAGATTCAAGACCCATTTGTTACACTATGGGGAAATTATGAATCTCTTAAAATACCAACATTAAATAGAATTTCATTTAGGAAGTAGTTCATGCCAGATTTCAGACCTGTAAAAAATTTAGATTTACTTGGAACTACAAGTAGAGTTGCTGTTCCATTTGTCAAAGTAACTATTGGCAATTTTGTTTTCGGTTCCTATGATAAAACTTCATCAGGTCCACATTTTGATGAGCATGGAGTATATACTTTAAACAAAATTAAGTTCCCTAACTATATTCAAAGTCTTCAAATTCAGAAGATTAATGGAACAGTCAATAAATACACGCTAGTTCTTCATTATGCTATCACAGAGCAGGATGACCCTAACTTCTTTGAAAAAGTCTTTAGCAGTGTCTCAGAGACTCGTAAAATTGAATTTACTTATGGTGATGCCACAGTTCCTAGTTATGTATTTAGAAATGAAGAGGCAATCATCCTAGATGTTAAGAAAAGATTCAATATTCCTTCTTCAGTAATTCAATATACAGTTAAAGCAGTAAGTAAGGGTTTACTATCAAATGCTGCTGGTGGCCTTAGGTTTGATGCAACTTATGATAAGCCAAGTAATGTTATTAAACAACTTCTATATTCTAGAACTGAATTAGGATTACTTGAAGTGTTTCCTGGAATGAGAAATAGAGCAGTTGTAGAACAAGAAGGACTTATTTTATCAGATGATGTTAAAGTAAAGATTGAGCCAAAATTAAATATTTCAGCACTAGATTATTTATTATATTTGGTTAGTATAATGAGAGAGACAACTCCAACAAATACTAATATAAAGCAAACATTTTATAATCTAGTTGTTAATGATGATACTTCTGGAAAGTTTGATGGTGTTTACTTTAAAATTATAAAAACAGATAGTAATAAAGATATTTCAACTGCATATGATATTGATATAGGAATTATGTCAAAAGATATCATTACTTCATTTGAAATAGAGAATGATGATACTTACTCTATCTTATATAAGTACAATTCTGAAATTAATGGTGCTCAGTATGTGCAAAGAATTAATGATAGAGGTGAGATTGAAGAAGTATTTGCTCCTGTAATCAGTTCAGGAACAGCAGAAGGTGTCACAACAGAAGCAGACAAAGATTGGTGGTCAAGAGTAACTGAGTTTCCTATTAAAGCCAGCATTACATTTAAAGGACTATTAAGACCTGCTATGTTAATGACTCATGTTAGATTGAATATATACTTCTATGGTAGAAAGTTTATAGACTCTGGCTTATATGTTGTAACTAAAGAAGTTGACACAATTGACTCTTCTGGATATAAAACAACTCTAAGTTTATTGAGAATAAATAAAACAGAATTTGATGGAAAGGATGTAATCTAGTATGTTAACTAAAGGTATAGTAATAACTAAAAGTGCTAATAGTGGTAAATATCTAGTTAGAATCCCTTATCTAGAAAATGCAGGTAGACTGAAGAATTGCAATATAGAGGCTACTGCTTCAGTGGTTCCAGGAATTACAGAATCATTTGCACCAGATGATGTTGTGATATTGGGATTTGAAGACCACATGCCAGATAAACCTATAATAATAGGTAAATTATTTGTAGGTGAAGAAGAGGCTAGAGGATATGCTAAAGTATCTGCTTTAATAGTTGATAACTCTGCAACCCTTCCTGAAAATACTCAAATAGGCAATATTAATGTATTTAAAACTTTGATGGACTTGCTTCAAAGAGTGAGTACACTTGAAGAAAGTCAGAATTAAATAACAAAATTAGTTATTTAAAGTAGGTGCTAAATTTAATGATATAAGGAGAGATGAAGATAGATGAATTCAATAAAATTCCCAAATATGTTCTCAGGCAGTTCTACTTCTGTAGTAGAAGGAAGAGAAGCATCTTCTCAAGACTTAAAACTATTATTAAGGAGTGAGAAAGGTGAACTTTTTGGAGACCCATTTTTTGGAATCCTTCTTAAGAGATATGTATTTGAACAAAATAGTTATGTTTTAAGAGATGTTTTAATAGATGAGATTTATTCTCAAATTAAGGCATTTGCACCACAAATACAAGTCAATAGAAATGATATTAAATTAGTGCAAGAAGGTGCAAGAATCACAGCAAAAATCAAATGTATTAACAGAGAGGACTTTACTCCAGATATGTATGATTTAGTGTTGTTTCAAGGAGAAGAAAGGTAGTAAGATATGACAAATCAAGAAGAATTAAATATAAGTAATAAATCATATATTAATAAAGATTTTCCAGTCATCTATAATGAACTTTTAAACTTAATTCCTGAATTGACTGATAAATGGGACCCAAGAACTTCAAATGAGTCTGACCCAGGTTTGGTTATAACAAAATTAATGGCATTTATTGCTGATAAATTGAATTATAATGCAGATAAGAATGCTCTTGAAAGATTTATGCCTTCTGCTACACAGATTACTTCAATGAGAGAACTTTGTGAGATGATGGGATATAACATGAAATATTTTATTTCTGCAGAAACTCCTATTACTTTCTCTTATGTTGGAGATGCTATGTCAGGTGAAAAACAAAATATCACCCTTCCTATGTTTACAGTAGTCTCTTCTACAGATGGTGACATTACTTATGTAACCACTCAAGAATGTAATTTGGCAAGAAATAATGCTGAAGGTGTATATACCAAAACTGTACCTGCTATAGAAGGAACATTAAGCACTTTAATAGTAAATAATAGTGATGTCATTAGATTGACTGATTTAGATGATAATAGAAGAGTTTACTTCCCTGTTTTAAATGTTGCAGAAAATGGTATTTTTATAATCAGTACTAATAAAGAAGAAAAGTTCTGGGAAAAAGTGAATAATTTAAATGCACAAGCATTAAATCAAAAGATATTTAAGTTTGGATATGATTCTTATAAAGATAAGGCATATGTTGAATTCCCAGAAGATATTGCTAACTTAATTGGAGATGGTTTAGTTATTAACTATATCATATCTAAGGGAATTAATGGAAATGTTAAGGCCAAATATTTAACAACTTTAAACTCTCCTACTGAATTTACAGTTTGGGATGATAATGTCCCAACAGATATAACTATATCTTTTACAGCAGATGGGACAAATACAACATCTGAAAAAAGTACATTAATAATTAAAAACTCAAGTGCATCAATTAATGGAAGAAATCCTGAAACAATTGATGAAGCATATAATGGATTTAAGAAAACTATTGGAACCTTTGATACATTAGTTACATGTAGAGATTATGCAAATGCTATCTATAATACAGATTATGTTTCTAATATTCAAGTTACAGATAGAAGAGATGATATTAACTATGCAACTAAGGTAGTAACTTTTGATAGAGAGGGTATTAAATACAGAATTGATGTTAATACTGATAATAATACTCCAGTACTAAGTGCTAATGATTTGTGTTTATATCCTTTAAAACCTTTCACATATGTTGGAAGTGATGAAATCAGTGCATATCAACAATCATTTAATCCACTTTCAAGTATTGGAGTTATTACTGATTATTTAGAGAATAGTCAAACAATATCTCATAACTATAAAGATACAACTGGTGCTAGTATTTATGCTATCAAGGCTATGTATACCTTAAATAGTAACATTTCAACTACACATAAAGTTGGTGCTTATGAAGAAGCAGACATTTTAAGAAATGTCAGAAATGCTTTAATTGCTGCGTTTAATGCAAGAAATGTAGATTATGGATATGAAATTCCATATGAAACTATTTTAAAAACTATTGAAAATGCAGATAGTAGAATTTCCTCTGTATCATTAGCAGAGCCTTTAATTGAAGCAAAAATCATGAATGGAAGTGGAATTGAATCAGAAGAATTTGACTTATCTAATATAGTTGAGAAGAATGTTCTTGCTGGAAGACTTTCTTTATTTGATTATGATGAAAAGTTTGATTATGATTTTGGACAAACAAACACATCAAGTGAGACTGAAATAAATACAATCACTTCAAAATTCTCAAAGACAATTACTTCAGGAACAAGTTACACATTAAAGAAGAATGAAGTAGTTCAATTAATTGGTCCAAGTTATGTAACAGATATTCAATATCCTGCATATTATCTATTCACCTATAAGAATACTAATGCTGGTACAATACCT